ACCCTACGCTCGGGACACATGGCGTGGGTTCAGTAGAGGCTGTAGCGCACGCTTCTGCCAGTGGCGAGTCGGGCGCCACGGAAGTCGAAAAGCTTGAGGGCTACCTGGCCCACAAATGGGGCATTGGCCACCTATTGCCTAATCAGTCGGCAGCTGGTGACAAAGTAGCTTTTGTGGCTGGAGGTGGTTATTACTGGGAAAACCACCCGTTTGGCGGCGTTGGGAACCACCCCTACAGGGGCGGTGACGTTTCAGGGTTTGGCTCCAGGGCTTCTGAAAACGCCATTATTAGCTCTGACCCTATCGTAGCTAAGTACGACGGCAACAGCGGCGAGATTGTCTGGGCTACTGCGCTAGACGGCATGGGGTACGGCATTGCTGTAGATCACGAGAATGGCGTATTTAGCGTTGGAACAGATCCCGACGCAGCTGCCGATTCTGAAACAGGCATTATTGCTAGGCGCATTGAAGATACAGGCACCGGCGTTACAACTTCTAGCCCTACTACATGGACCTTAACGTCAGGCACCGCTGGCACTACCGGCGACGACAACCATTATGAAGTGCAGGTTACAGGCAACAAGTACACGCGGCTTATTGTAGACAGCCGTGGCGATTTGTATTGGCCGCGAGCTCTAACGGCTGCTTCAGGCAAGACAGCGCAGGTGCTTAAAATTACTGGCAAGACGTTCACGGGCGTAGCCGGCGGCGATCCCAACACTGGCGGCACCATTGCATGGAAGTACCAGTTAGACGATGCGCTTGACGCATACACAGTGGCCTTGCCAATGACGCAGCCCGGCTACGGCTTTGCTAACGTCACAGGCCCTGAGTTTATGTTTCTTGGGAGCTCATACCACGCTGACGACCCTACTAACGTGCGTAAGGTGCGCCTGGTCACAGCTACGCGCAACAACGATAGCGCTCAATACAGCCCTAGAACGACGACTCACATCGCAATCTCTAACGGAGCTATTAAGCAGTTCTCAAAAAGCAACAGCCCTAACTCTATCTATAGCGACATTGCTACGCACCTAGACGGCGACGCGAATAGCTCTAGCAACGCAGACGAGCAAATTGACCCCCTAAGCGACTACGTTACGGCCGTACCGCTGCACGGCAAAATCTGGATGACAGACGGAGAGAACTTCCGATACTTCAGACCGCCGCTTACAGGCCAAACAGGCACTGCCCAATACGGCACCATCAGCGAGTGGAAGGCTAAAGACGGCGAGATGCCTAAGCGTCCCAAGCTCATGGTCGGCTGGCGCGGCCGCATTGTGATGGCTCGAACAGCTGACGATGCTTTTAACTGGCACATGAGCAAGATGGGAGATCCAGAAGACTGGAACTATTACCCTGACGTCATTATCCCGACGCAAGCTGTAAGCGGCGCGAGCTCAAGGTTTGGCAAGTCGCCTGACTTAATCAACGCACTTGTTCCTTACTCGGACGACCTGTTGATTATTGGCGGCGACTCTACTATCCAAAGATTGACTGGAGACCCCATGTCTGGTGGCCAGCTTGACCTTGTCAGCGACGCCACAGGCATGGCTTTCGGCAACTCTTGGTGTCGCGGCCCTCAAGGCTCTATCTTCTTCTTTGGCTCCAGGGGCGGCGTGTACGCTATGGCTCCGCAGGGCGGCGTTGAGCAAATTACGATCAACAGCATAGAGCGCAGACTTAAAGAGGTGGACCTGACTAAGTTTAAGGTCGAGCTCACCTGGGACAACATGGAGAATGGCCTGCATGTGTTCTTGCTGCCATACGGCGCAGTGTCCTCTAGTGCAGCTGACTGGGCCACGCACTATTTTTGGGACAGCCGTAACAACGCTTGGTTTGAAGACACGTTTACTGGACAGGCTAACCAAGTTACTGCTGTTCACACTGTAGATGGTGACACGTCTACTGACCGTAACCTCATACTAGGGTGCGGCACTGGTCTGCTGAACTTCTGGGATCAAGACTCGGTGTCAGATATGGGCACGGCCATTGAAAGCGAGGTGCTAATTGGCCCCTTAGCACCCAGCAACACACCTGGCAGTTTGCGTTGGTCGCGTCTTGAATGCTCTCTAGCTAACAATCAAGGCGGCGTCCGGTACGAGCTCATGGCTAACGACGAGCCGGACACGGTTGGCGACATAGTGTCAGCCGGCACGTTACAGGCCGGCAGCAACCCTGTGCAGCCTGTCCGAGCCAAGGGCCGCTGCGTGTGGGTCAGGTTGCGAAACAGAGCCGCAGGCGAGCGGTGGGCGCTAGAAACGATGTCTATCACAGCTGCTCCAGCTGGCAGGAAAAGGGTGAGGCCGTGAGTTTCCAGGGTTCCCCTATTGGTAGGTCTAGCCACAGTGAGCAACTGGCAAACGACCCTAGAGCTCGTCGCAACAGTCAAATTCAAACTGTGCCGGAGCTTGACGTTGGCGACGGATTGTTTGTTAACAATCGCGGATCAATACAGGTTAAAGCCGCGCAGCGTGTAGCAACACACAGCAACGCCGTGACTAGCCATAGAGCATACGTAGACCCTTTGTTTTTGAGCTCATATCAGACAACGAGCACCATTGACATCACAGGCAGTGCGGCAGACAGCATTACTAACTTAAAAACAGCTGTGCTGGCGATAGAGGCAAATTTTAACTCAGCTTTGGCGAAAACTGCTGAAGTGGTGACGGACAACTCAAATAAATACAACGCTGCCTTAAACGCTCTGCACGACGAGGTGCTTGTGCTAAGATCGTTAGTGCAGTCGTTGAAAAACGCACACTTAATGGAGAGCTAATTATGATTGGAGCATTAATCGGGGCTGGTTTAAGCCTGTACGGGGCAAGCAAAGAGCAGGACCGGTACAACGCGACAAAAGCCCTCAACATGCAGACTCTGTCAAACGCACTGGGGGACATGTCTACCAGTCGCTCTATGATACAGATGGGATACGGGGACTATCGTGCTTCCGCAGATCAGTTTGCGAGCGGCATGCAGGACGAGCCATGGAAGATCGCGTTAGATTTTCGCGAGGCTCAGGACTCATACAAGCGCATGGGCGACAACGCTCTTAACTCTTATGCGCGTGCAGCTGCCAATCGAGAAGGGTATGGGAGGGAGGCTTTAGGCCATATTTCTAGCGGCCAGCAGTTGATCCTTAAAGACCAAGAGAAGGCTCGCAAAATGCAGGACGCTCAAGTAGCGGCTTCCGGCCTAACTGGAACAGCTGCTGCTAACCAGTCAGCGCAGCTGCAAAGCATGCAAGCCGACAGCCTTGAGCAGGCGGCTTTAAGCGCCGGCCGCGACGCCGCGCAAATAACCTCTCAGACAGGCTCGGACGTAATGGGCCTTGAAGCTACAGCTGCTGGGCAAGAAATGGGAATGGCTGACTTTATAGGCAACATGGCTCTTAAAGAGGCAGGCATGTTAGCTGACGCCCGCAAAGCTGGACTAGGTGCGGGGTTAATGCACGGCCAGACCTTCTTAGACCAGCGCATGCAGGAAGCTCAGAATCTAGAAAGCCAGGCAAAGATGCGCATGGGCGTTCAGCACACTACAGCGCCTGGCCCTGACTATTCTGCTTTAGGCCAGGCTATAGGAGGTATTGACTTCGGCGGAATGTTTGGTGGCAACCAACCAATGACAGCTGGCTACAACCCAAGCGCTGAAGCTATGGCTGGATTACCGCAAAGCGGCGCCTACCAAGCAGGTTACGGCGTTGGGCCGTATCAGTCTGCTGCTCCTGGGACAAACTTTAACCCCTATGCGTCTGGGTTCTAAACCATGGCACTTATAATTGAACACGGCGGCGGCGGAGAAGAGCGTGCAATAGACGCCATGGCGTCGTTTGGCCAAGGATACCAGCGCGGCCATCAAATGAAGGCCGAAGAAGAGCGCCGTAAAGCTGCGGAAGCTAGGGCGGCTGCCATGCACAAACTTGCGGCTCAAGAGGGCCGCATGCGTTTAGATGTGCTGCCTCAACAACTAAGGCTAGAGCAAGAAGCCCAGGAGCTCAAAAACAGACGACAAAGCGAAGAAATTGAGTCACAGGAGCGGCTTAATCGCATCGGCAACGCGACCGAAAGCACGTCAATCAAGGGCATAAATTTAGCTCACGACACAGCTTCTCTTAACTATCAAAAAGCTCGCGCACAGCTGAGAGAGGTCAAAAAGAACCTGCGCAACAACGCAGCGCTAGAACCTAAAGTTAGGGCTGTAATAACTGAACGGTTAAAAGGCATTAGCGAGCTGCCCGGCGCAGAGCATGTGCTCGGAAATGAGCGCTTAGAGGCTTTAGTCGCGCTAGCTATGACTCCTGGCGCTGGGGAAAGCCTAGAACTTGAGTTTGCTCAAATAGAGGCTGAAATACACGGCCGTCAGCAGCAAGAACAAAAGATGTCTGTGGCCGCAACGATCCTGGGCTACAAAGACCGCGTAGAAAACGCCACTGACGATCCCGAGTCAACTGAAGACACTAGCCTGCTGTTAGGTGCAGAAGATTACGCAGAAGCCCTAGAGCTCATAGAATCGGGCGAAGATCCGGCTAGCGTACTTAAGTCTATCCATGACAGGCATGCGCCGTTAAGGAAGGCAAAATTAGACGTGACCCGCTATGATAGCTCGGTTGCAGATTTGCTTACTGGCATCCAAACTGCACGGGCCGAAGCGCAGGGTATGTCGCGCATCGAAAAGCAAAATAGGCTAGAGCAGATTGACAAGGCCCAGGAAATGCTGATTGAAATGACCCAGAATGGCAAAACGGGCAACTGGGAAACGATAGCGAGCCTTATAGAGACCACGTTAGATCCAACTACCCAAGCAGCCGAGGGGCGTGTTTATAACGCTGGGTATCAGCAAGCTATGGAGAAAATCACTGATGAGATGAACCGGAAGTTTGAGGACTTGCTAGATTTCCAAGACGAGTTAGAGGCACAGGTTGAGCAATTAAAAGCTGCGGCAGCTTCAACAGCTGGGACCGGTCCGGCAGAGCCAAATTACGGCTCTAGACCTGACGGAACACCAAAAGGTCCGGGCTATCTTGGTGAGATAAAAATGACAGACGGGTCAGGCCGAGTAATGACAGAGATGTCTATAACTGTTGGGGCCTTTGACCTAGGCACGACGGGCAAGGACCGGTACAACGAGACAGATGACGTTTCTATACCGGTGCTTGTGCCAACTTTGAGTAAGTCTGAGATCGACCATCTTGCTGGAGGAGGGGAAGTAACCGACGCTATTACCACAAAGGCTATAGCGCACGCACGCAAACGAATAAAGCAAAATAGAGACCCGTTTGCTGCCGACAACCCAGCTGTTATAAAACCGGACGACAGCGATTCGCACTGGCAAGACCTAAAGAACATGGACGATGACTCAGGCCCGTTAGATGTGCAAGAGTTGCTGCTTGATGCGGTCCAAGCAGAGACAAAAAAACTTAAGGCTACCGGGGTTAAAATGAGTGACGAAAAACTAGTTGAATACCTGCACGGTGCGTTCAATGGTCGCGGCATTGAGTTGACACAGGGCCAGCTGCTTGGGCTGCTTAACGAGGCTGGTCACAAGCTGGACAAAAAAGACGC